CCCCAACCTATTATTCGTATCATCCCAATACATTGCACTTGCCGTTGTACTACCTATTCTTGCACTCCCGTTCACCTGCAACCTCTGACCGCCATCGGTTGTTGTTCCGACCAGTAGGTTACCACCGCTTGTTAAGCGGATTTTTTCTGTTGCATTTTCTGGGTCATTTCCTGTTGCAATTACAAAATCATTTCTTGTAGTAATAGCAAGATTTCGTAAATTAGAGGATGAAATATATGAAAAAATAGAATAGTTGAATAAACCATCACTGGGTCGTGAAAGTTTTATTCCAACACCCAAAGTTGATACATCTGAAATAACAGAAGATAAAGGAGAATAAATTTGAAGCTCTTTATTTGTATTAACTTTAACTTGTAAGGTTGCACTTGGGGTTGCAGTTCCAATACCAACATTTGTACCATTATCATATATTAAACTACCCCCCAACGCACTACCACTTGTCCATTTAGGGATGTAGTTGGTAGTACCTGTGCCTGTAACAGGGTTGGTAAGTGCGTTCTGCTTATTATTAAACGTAGTCCAATCAGTACTACTTAAATATCCATCTGTTGACCCAGAGGCTTGGGTTATGCCAACTGTACCACTTGTGGTTATTGTTCCACCAGTTAGTGGTGCTGAAAATGCTAGGCTTGTTATAGTTCCCTTTTGTCCACTAGAGAACTGCCATTGAGAACCGTCATAAACCACATAGTCACCAACAGAAAAGCTTATAGGACCTGCACCAAAGTCTACAGTACCAGCAGCCGAAACTTCATAAACATCACCTGCATTCCCTGTCCCATTGGCAAGTGTTGGGGTGTTTGTTGCAGCACTCCATACTCCTTTAAACTCCATTACAGAGTTTGGTAGCTGAGTTGCCGGTATTTTACCACCAGAATCCAATGTCGCTACACCATTAGCTGAACCAGCAACAAGACCACTGTCTACAAGAATGTTATTTGTTATATTTGCTATACCCATATTATTATTTTTATACCATTGCTAGTGTTCTCCAAGTTGAATTTGCATATACATACAATCCTATAGTACCATCTGTTTGAAATACAATTAGTCCTTCTGCAGGAGTAGCTATTGCTGCCCTCTGTGCTGCAGTCATTCTTGGTGGAAGGAAACCTTTGGTTGTTGATGCAACATTAAGTAATGCTGATGCATCATCTATTGTTGTACCTATAAGAGTATTTCCGCCTGTTGAATTAAACCAGTTGTTGCCTATTGTGTTTCTAAAGGCTACGTGCGTTGTATTTGTAAGGTTTGTTGCGGTCGGCTCGTAATTTATACCATACACAATTGCAGGATTTGCATTACCTGCAAAATTATATGTTGGAGATATTCTTAAATCTGTATATGTTCCACCTCCTATACCAGTTGCAACGTGAGTTCCATAAATTCTAAAAGAATAATTATTATGTACTGTGTTACTTAAACCGCTACTGCTATTTAAAGATGTATTATAATATCCAAACTCAAATTGTTGCATTGGAGTTGCACCACTATTTGTGTATGCCCTCAAAAGGCTTACACTTGCACCTTGCAACAAACCAAGACAATACGAATTTGGTGCGTTATCTGGTATTAAATCACCTTTGTAAGTGATTTGACCTTGCACCCTTGCGGTTCCATTGACATCTAATGTAAATCCTGCATTAATAACTTGATTAATAAATAATTGTGTATTAATATTTACTATGCCTGAAGCAAATATTCTAAAGTCTGGCGTTGAACTTGGTGTCCATCTACCCAAACCCCATATACCAAATGAATTCCATCCTGCACCTTGTGAACCAATAATAGCACCATTTGAGTCAGTTGGCATAATTGCAATCTGAGAACCATTATTACCTGCAAAAGTTCCATGCCGAATTCGCATCCCATAATAGGACAAGCCTGTATATGCACCAAGTGTATATGTTGGTATAATTTCCAATCCAACTAACGTATCATTGTTTGCAGAAGCAACAAGAGTTGGTTCCATATAATTTCCCCTTGCAAATCCAGATGATGCAGTTATTGAACCAACAGAATGTAATGTTGATGATGGTAAAGCAGTTCCAATACCTAATCTACTATTCGAATTATCCCAAAACAAATTATTACTACCTGCTTGTGAAGTTGTTCCATTCCAATAACTAACTTGTCCACTTGTGCCATTTCCTGTAATATAGTTACCTTCAGCTTCATATTGTGGAATATTTAAAGTATTTCCAACCAAAGTAGCTGCACCACTTGTTCCTGTTGTTGTTAAATTCAATGGTACTGCAATAGTCAATGTCTTACCACTTGCAGATGTTGTTGCTAATCCTGTTCCAACAACAGTTAAAGTATCTGTTGCAGTTGTAGATGATGCAGTACCTGTGCTTCCATTAACAAAACCAAAACTATTAGCTGAAGATGTACCTCCACCAGTAGGATTACTTATACCACTATTTAATTGTATGGTGTCAAGCCTATATGTTGCAGCAGCATTTGTAGTAAAAATCCTGACACCTGTAAATGAATTTTGGTTAAATTTTAATAAAGTGCCATTTAAAGGTATTGTTATAAGTTGCCAAGTATTAGCAAGATTTCTGTTAAATCCTACAGTGTTTGTTGCACCTAATTGATAGGTATTAGTTATTAAATTAGTTGAATTATAAAATTGAACAGACAATATTGTATTGTTTGTCCAAGCAGTATTTAATCTAATTGCAAAAGATAAGCTCTTGTAGTTAGATATATCCATTGCAGTAGCCTTGCTAAATAGAAAATAAGCATACCCAGCACTCATCTGAACAAGAAGTGATTTGCTTCCTGTATAAGCAAAAGCAGTATCTGCATAGTTATAAGTTCCTGTTACAGATTGTCCTTTAGTCCAACTTTCAACATTTTCATCATATATTAAATCTCTTGTAACTCCACTTGGTGTTGTAGCACCTGCTGCTATTGTTACATTAGTTAAACCTAATGTTGTTGGTGTATCTCCCTCAGGCTCTACAGGATTAATATTTGGTGTACCTTGAATAACCTCTACTTGTCCGCTTGTATTGACTGCAAAGACATCTATTCTTGGGTTAGTAGGGTCAGCCGCAGCAAGTGTTTTTGTTGTAAGTGGACTTGTATATCTAATACCATTTAAAATATATGTACAAGCAGAAATGTTAAAATTCAATCCTGTACCTGTCCAAGTAACAATACCTCCACTAATAACCCCATCTCCTGTGATACCCGAAATAGAACTATAGGTTGTTGTTTTTAATTGACCTGTAACTGCATCTCCAATAGGTATTAAATCCGTCTCTTGTGGATTTAAATTTGTAGCTAACTCATTTATCTTCTTACTATACATTATGTAGGTATTTGACAACGATTATTAATAGAAGGTAACACTAAACTTATAGATGCTTTAACACCTGCTAAAACATCAGGCTCACTCTCAACAAAAAGTACCATTGGAATGCTCTCTCCAACTATCCACTCATTAGCATTGTTCCTTATTTGTGCAACAATATCCTGACATACCAAAATTTGGTCAGACATTACTTCAAGTTCCTCAGTATTCTCAATCTGTCTGTCCATAAAGTATATACCAAAAGTATATTGTATCTGTTTTGCAGATATGCTCAAATCTTCTATATTAAAAAACATAGCAGGATAAGTAACCTCTCCTTGTGAAAGATGGTCATACACATCGCCATATAACACAAACTTAATTTGTGGATGTTGGCTTCCGTAATCCGTTATTTTTTTTACTATTTGATTTAGTGTCATTTATTTTTCTTAAATATGCCTTTAACTTCTCTTGATTTTTTTTATTAGCTTCTTTACTCATTAGCAACAGGATGGATTATAACCTTGATATTTTTCTTCAAATGTTTTGAAATCGCCACAACATCCATCATCTCCAAGCCATATTGATGCATTGTAGGCATCTCTTTCTGGCTTAATAGCATCTATTCCGCTGCCATAATTTGAATACAAAGGAAATAGTGCTATATTTTCTCTCAAATATTTTATCAATCTTTGTTTGTAAAACTCTGCTCTTGCCTTGTAACGATTAGCTACATCAATCATGTCTTGCATTGATGGAAATTCGCTATTGTCTCCTGTCTTGCGTAATAACCCCTTATTATAGAATTGATAGCTTATCCCTTGTGGCAATTCAGATAAAACAAAGTTTACCAATGTATCTACAATATAATCATTGAGTAAGGTTGTTTCTAATTGTGTTAAATTATTATTAGTTATACCATCTTGTAATCTATTATATTGTGCAGAACCCAAAGCAGGTAGGATGTAAATATCCTGTGCTGCTTTTATTTCTGGAAATACTAATTTCTCATCAAGGTTGTTGTGTAGTCCACTTCTATCCTTGATAGTATCAACCGATATGAATAGTACGTTTAAACTCATTTTATTTGCGTGTTACTATGTTTGCTTTCCATTCATGTCTACATTCAGGACTATGATTTCCATTAGGCTCTGTGTACCAACCACCTTTTCTATCCCATACAGAGTAACCTAGTCTTGAACTCATTTGTTCTATTTCTGACCTTGTATACATTTTATTAGCTTCTAATAAATGTACACAAAAAGGCCTTGATGTTTTTATATCACTTTTACTAAAACCTGATTTCCATTCATAAGAATATCTAATAAGAAATTCTCTTGTTGTAGGTTTAATTTTTTCTACAATACTGCTTAATGGCTCAGTTAAAGTTCGTTCTATTTGTATATTTGAATCGATACCTTCTCCTATTGTAGTAGTTTTAACATCAATATAACCTCTATCTGTTAATGCCTTTATAACATTTTTGACAACATCTAAATCTTCTCCTAATGCATCTGCTAAAACTTCAGGTGTTATTCTTTTATCTTTAGATATATAATCTAAAATATTAGCTTGTAATTGGTTAATATCAGCAAACTCTACTTTCTCGAATATATTCTTTTGCTTCCATACATTAAACTTAGATTTATCTGTACCAAACTGATAGAATATACTATATTCATCCTCAAATGATTGTTGTACAGGCATCTGTGGTTGTTGATATTTAGTAATATCAATACCTGCTTTCTCAAGTAGCCATTCTTTTGGTGCTATTTGTAAAAGTGTTTGTTCTGACAATTCTAATCCAACAGGCTCACAAGGTATTATTTTCAAATCCTCTGCATATCCTGCAAAACCTGCCATCATATTAAAGATAGATTCCAATTCTATTTGCTTACCATTAACGTAAGTATTCTTGAAGATTTCATACCCATCTCTCATCTCTGTCCTACTTCCTAATTTACCTGCTTCAGCTATACCAAAAATAGATGGTGTTGTGATTTGATGACCGCTAAATATGTTTACTTGTATTAAGGTATCTACATTAGCAAAATCTTCTTTAGTCAAATCTGATTGACCTAAATCATCAACGATTGGTTTGCGTGATGAATCATTTACAAAAGCCAACATGTACTTTATGCCATCCGCACCTGTATATGTATTCTTAAACTTATTATGTACAACTCTTTGCTCTTCTGGACTTGGCTCACCATTTGGTAAAGTAATTAACTTACTTGCAGAAAATCCTGTCTTTGCATTACCTAAAACGTGCTTACTAACCTCAATATCCGATTCAATGTAATTCAATGCACCAAAGTAACCCGGTAAAGAATATGCACCTTGATTAGGTCTATATTCTTTTATATAGTAGATTTGTTTACCTACTGGATTCTTTGGATTGAAAGCATTGTATATTTGGTATTGTTCACTCCTATCTTTCCAATCTTCTTTATACCAGAACTGTGTATTGTCTTTGTTAGTTCTAAATTTTGAATAATCACAATGCCATATTTCAGCAATCTTACCTGTCATTCCCCATATAACCTCAAGATAAGCACCTCCAAAAAGTTCAATGTCAAGTGATACCTTGCGAGTTACATCGTTTAAAGTTTCTGTTCTATTTATATGCTGAATAAACTGCTCACTACCTGACCATCCGTTACCTGTAATATAATGCACTTTGCTTTTGACAATAGCATTATGTTTAGCTGATTTATTAAATAAGTCAATCAAATAATTAGGATAGTCATTCTTCTCGCCATATTGGATATAGCCTTCGCCTTTCTTCTCCTTATATTCTGGTTGCTTCGCTTCAGCAAATTGTATTATCTGAAAACTCATTGTCTAATTTTAAATGTGTCTGTTGTTGTATATGTAGTGTAAATTGTCGCTGCTTCATTTAGCATCATAATTCCACTCTCAAGCATATTTAACCCTGCAGGATTTAGATTGCTTGTACTTGCTTGTTCATAAACCTCATAGGTATATTGACCAATCAATGATGTATTAAAATAAGTGTTAGTTGTTAAGCTAAACTTATTATACCTTTCTTTAAATAGGCTAACATCTGCACCATTTAGTAACACAAACTTTACTTGTGTATTAGTGCTTCTACTTGTAAAAACAAAAAGATAGTTAGGACTTGTAAGCAATTCCTTCTCTCTAAGTGTTAAATACATAAATTGGGTAGCACCCTTTGTTAATTGTATCATACACCTATAAATGTCATCTTCGTAGGTATTTAACAAAAAAAATGCCCTACCAATTAAGGTAAGGCACTTTCATTTTATATATATTCAAAATTAACCTGCGGTAGTCAAAGCTGAAGCTACGTTTGAAGCTACACCATGAGCCATTGCAGGTTCTTTACCTGTAAAGGTCAAAGTATAACCACTCCTATCGCCTTCGGCAGTACCTGACTGACCAGAACCTGCGGTTACATCCATACCCCTTGTCAAACCAAGATACCAATAGTTTGCGTTATTGTCTTTTACAACAACATCCAAAACATTCTTTGCAAGAAGCAATATTTCATTTCTGGTATTAACTTGAAGTTTATTGAGAACAAGTGTCAATTCTTGCTGATAGAAAATAGTTCCATTTTCAACAGATGCATTAACGTTCTCTACAAAGGATGATGTGCCTTTTACAAGTTCATATTTATAGAACTTTTTTCCTGCTGCCTTTGTCAAGGCGGTAACTACACCACTTGCTTCTGTATAGGATGTGATGTTAGCAGCTTCAATGAAGTAAACTTCTGTCAAGCCACCCAAACTATCCTTACAATCAAGAGTGTAATTTTGTGTTAAAGCACAACTCATTGTTTAAAAATTTATTAAGTTATAAAAAGGGGAGTTTTACCTCCCCTATTAATTAGAGTTTAAATTCAACCCACTCATCTGGGAATGCAAAGTTCACACCCATCTTGAATTCAGATACGAAACGTACTTCATCTGCTTCCTTCGCATAGAAGATTTCGAATCTCTCCTCTTCGTTCAACAAGTCTGTTCCGATGAACATATTGCTCAAACGAGAAGCATAGATTTTGTTTGTACCATTCAAACCTTGAACTGCTACTACTTTAATTGTAGTTCCGGGAAGATAGAATTCACTATCAGCCTTAACATCAATTGCATAGTTAAAAGATTGACTATTTTTAAGAGCAACAGTATACAATCTGAACAAGTCTTGACCGCAGAAGATAGTCATATCATCAGCAGCTACAACTTTTGCAGGGA